AATTCCTGGAGACACTAATGCCATCGGTCTTACTCCTTTGATGCGAATATTTACCAGGTGTAAGCAAAAAAGCTGGCTTTTGAAGTGACCTTTACTGACCTTTAACCATTAAATAGATGCATGGATCGACCTATCTGCCAACAATGCAAATCAAGACCTGCTGCTTTCAACTATGTGAGGAAGGAGAAGGTTCATTATAGGTCTAGATGCTTGGTCTGCATCGCGGATAAGAACAAGCGCGAATCTGTCGAGAATCAGACGCTGATCAAGAGTGGTTACAAGGCCAAGAACTCATGTGACAGGTGCGGATTCGTCTCCCGGCATCCTAGCCAGCTCAGCATAGTGTTCTTAGATGGTAACAAGCTCAACGTGGGAAGGCAGAATCTCAGGACCTATTGCGCTAATTGCGTGGCTGAGATAGTAGCAGTGCCTGAGAAAAGCTCAGGATTGGTTGCTGATTTTTAGGTCAACCTTGCGCAAGAGATCATCTATGCTGCCATCGTTGTCAAACATGGTATCAAAATGTGTCCCATACCAGCTGTATTCACTAGCGTGGACATCTGGATAATACTGCGCCATGAAGGCTACCAAGTCCTCATAATGCCAACGATCGTTCAGCACCCTCGAGCTATAAAGAGAGAACTCTTTCGTCCATTCTGGGTTAGGGCCACGACGCACCCACCATATCTCGCCGCCCATCTCCCGGATGGCAGCGATCTCATTTGGGAACCGAGTGTCAGGGATCACTACTCTGTCTTTTCCCGCTATCCTACGTTGCCCAGCCAACACCCAAATGTCAGGATGCAGTCCATTCCGCATGACCTCGGTTCCCATATACTGGAGCGCATATCTGGGGCTCCAATCTTTGCTCAGCTTCTCGCTCCACCAGTCGTCCCTGAGCTCACGCTGTGATCTCTGTTCAGCAGTGGTGCCTTCCAGCATGCCCCTATCCCACCCAAACAGTATGGATGATATGTCCTTGAGGGGCATAGCCCAGCTGTAACGCTCATGATCATAACGCTCCATGAGATGCGAGGCTATGGTGTCTTTGCCCGAACCAATCAGTCCACAGATGCCAATGATCATGAGAATCTCCCTACAGATGCATGTTAGCGTCCTCAGGGGGTCGTTGTCAACCTATGATGAAATACATGGGATCGCCGCCGTCAACGAACATGTCGATGTCCTTCTCGAGGCGTTCGATGTCAGCAGATGCTTCCTGCTTGAGGGCAGTACCGTTGAGCTGGGTTCCGCCCTGTGGACCAGCTATGGTCGCGAACTTCTCGCGGGCTTCACCTAGGCTGCGCTTGGCTAGGGCAAGGGTATAGTCCCTGATCCAAGGCAGGGCTTTATAGTCGCTGAGCATGGTGATGTCAGGCTTGTAATTGTAGGTCCACAGCAGCACTGATTCAGTAGCTGAGCGAGGCCTGCGTATGATCTGCAGTTCCTTGTTGACCTTGTTGAACTTGAAGTTGATGTATCCACCAAACATCCTGGCTGCCATCTCTTGGTATTGCGAGAACAGCTCATAGTTCAGGAAGCCGCCCACGCGCCCTGCCTGCAGGATATACATGTTGAGGAAGCCTGCTTCAAAGGGTTCAAACTGGGTAGCAGAACTAGTGCTGGTGCTGCCTATGCTACGGCGGAAGATGCTCTTGACGCTGATCACTTCAGCGGGCAAAATATACTTGTCTTGATCCTGCAGGATATCGAGGAACGCATAGCTTTCTTCAACGGAATTTGAGCTACGCTGCCTATAGCGCAACAAGCTGGCCTTGAGGGCTTGCTCATAGTGGGTGGGATCTAGCTCAACGTCCACCATGCCATCACCGAGGCTAAAACGGACGTAATCAAATATCTCTTGCTTGAGTTGTTCTAAGGTGGCCATGCTCATATTTAGCGTGGCCACCTGATGATGTCTCTTACAGCCCAGCTAGCCTAACCGGGCCTGGATTTCCAGATAGAACGTATGGTATTTGGCCATGCGCTCTATGTCTTTCTGTGTCACACCCTTGAGGCGGCGGATGTCTGTGTTATGGCGCAGGTCGCAGAGCTTGACCCGCATAGCATCTGGATTAGCAAACACCCGCTCCTTGTATTCCTCTAGGGTTTCCCCCGGGACCTTGGTCAAGGCAGCGATGCCTGTGATCACACGATCTGAGATGCCAGCTTCACGCAGATCCTTGTAAGTGACCTTGGTATCTTCGATCACGTCATGTCCCACAGCCATGCACTGTAGTTCTTCGTCATCGGTCTTGAGGAAGCTCATCACGCGGAGCGGATGCAGGATGTAGGGGGCGCCGCCCTTGTCAAACTGCCCAGCGTGGGCATTGGTGGCTATGACGATCATCTTGCCTAACATCTCGCCTTTCTTCATCATGTCGTCCTCACTTGTCTGCGCGGAGCAGGATCACCTGATCGTTGATGCGCCCGTTGAGCTTGACTTCCGTGGCCTTGATCTTGCCCAGGAACGTCCTCAGCTGGACCTTACCGCTGTCCTTGAACGCTTTGATCTGCTCGGTGGGCTTGCGTAGCGTCTTGGCCACGCTGGTCTTTGGGTCCCAACCCACGATGGTCGAACCCTTGACGCTGAGCTGTTGATCGATCGCACTGGCATGGTAAACGCCTAGCTTGCGGGTCTTGGTGTTGTAGACCCAGAGGCTTGCGGCTCCGATGATGTCAGCAGCTTTGATGCTGGTCAAGCCTAGCTCTGCGAAGTCCTTCAGATGCTTGAGCCTGCGGGTCAGTTTCTCGGGGCTGACCGGCTTGCGAGCACGTGGCTTGCGGCTAGCGACCTTGGCGCGCTTGTAGCCATCCAAGTCAGTGACGATATCGTTATACCACTTGATCCAGTTATCC